GATGGAATATATTTTTTCATATTTATAAATATACAACATTCATCCGAAAAATCTATAGTTTTTATAATAAATAAAAAAAAAAGGACAATTTCTTGTCCCTTTTTACCATATCCATATCGAAATATCGATTATCTCAATTCTCTCAAGTCGAATGTTCTAACACCATCAACTGTGATCCGGCCATAAAAGCGATTATTTACCATTTTTTTCGCGTATCTAGTCATAATACCCTTAATCGGAGTAAAGTTGAACGGATTGTACATTGTAGGAGTTAATTGTAGAGGTACATACGGTGCGTAGATGTAACCAGTGTCCAATAGAGAAGTTCCTTTGTGACCCATCAATACTTGGTTTGGTGGGAAGTAAGGGTCTCTATACACTTGATAACGACCTGCTAATGTACCAACTCTTTCAATACCCATGTTATACTGATCCTGCTCAGGAGCTGCGTTTGATACGTGGAAGTATTCCAAGTCATCAAAGATAGCACTGATTTCAGAAGATACAACGATCCAGTTAGCTCCACCTCTCAAAGTTGATTTGTGGATTTGTGCTGAAATTTGGTTGATTGCTGTGATAAGAGTTTGGTTCCAATCTTTCTGAGTATAAGGAACTGCGTTAGATCCTAATCTCTTCCATCCATTGTAATCCCATCTTAAGTTCCAAGCTGCTCCTTTTCTAAGGTCTCTCAAGATTTCTCTATCGATTTCAGCTGCAACTTGCTCAGATAACAATGCAGTTAATTCAGCTTCAGCGTCGATGTTGTGGAATGCCGCAACGTCCTGAGCCATTTCTGGAGACCACTGTGCTCTTAATTTTCTTTCAGTTACAGAAACTGTTACTGACATAAGGTCAAAAGAAACTTCACCAATTCTATCTTCAAATTCTAAGTTCTTATAGATTCTATAAGTAGATGTGAATGCGTTAGATGTAGCAGTTGATGATGAGAATGTTGAACCAGTGTAACCGTCTAATGAACCACCACAAGTGATACATACTGGTACTTGAAGGTCAACTTCTAAGTAGATGTATCCTTGAGCATCACAAAGGTTGTCATACTGACCACCATCTGTCTTACTGTTAGGGAATACCAACGTAGCGTTGTTGTTGCCATATTGAACGATACCTTTACCATATCTCTGAGTTACAACTCTGAATAAGTAAGGGTTTGTAGTGTTAGCTGAAGTAGTAGTATTTCCAGTGACACCATAAATAGTCAAATCAGATAAGAATGCTTCGTTATCCATTGGTTGACCATCAGGACCGATTAATTTACCAGCTCCGTCAGATGCAAAACCTGACATAACGATTAACACTTTTCTGTAATCAGAAAGAGTGTACGCTGAAGGAACTAAGTTGTCCGCTAACCAAGCCACAGTAACAACTGGTGCTGTGATTGCAGAATATTGTCCTTTAGAATAGTCAAATAAACCTGGTGGGTCTAATGCTGGTTCGTTACCTTCATAGAATCTATCATAAAGATCCTTTGTGTTGTTGTAATCATATCCAGAGTTTGGAGTTTGATCCGCCGCAGCATTTGGTGAACCGTAAGGTGCATAGTGAATACCAGTATTCGCTAAGTTCGCAGGGTCAGTGTATGCCTGAATGTTAGGTACGAAGTAGAATAATTTACCGATAGGTAAGTTCATTGCTTGTACTGAAACGATATCGTTTGCTAATAATTTAGAGAAAACTCTTCTAACGATAGGGAAAACAACTGTTTCAAATGCACCTGTATCAGATGTAGATGATGCTTCGTTAATTAAGTGAGAAGCTTGGTTTTCATAAAGTTGAGCTACGTTTTCTCTCATGTGACCCTTAAGACCCTCAAGGAATCCTAATTTGTCCCATTTGTTGATTGTGTCTTCTTTGATAACTTTAAGGTGCTTAAGACCGATGTTACCTACAAGACCTGATTCTAATAATGCTCCCATTTTTAGTATTTTGTTTTTTTTGTTTTATTTGTTTATTTAATTACCCAATTTTACTCATCAAATCTTTCATTCTTAAGAATTGAGGATTCTCATAAGTTTTTGATTCAATTAGGGTAGTTGATGAACCTGTAGAAACACCTTTGTTTAATTTAGTTTCTACTGATTCGTTAATTGGTGTACTTTCAGTTTTAGACAATTCGTCTTTAATTGACCTGTAAAGATTTTTAGATTCTTTCAAAGTATCTACATTATCAAATCTTCTAAGAATGTTTATTTTTTCCTTTTTAGTGGTCGAATGTTCAGTGAATAATCTTGTAGCATATGCCAAGTTTGAATTGAAGATAGCAACTTCATTAAGTTTTTCTCTGAAAACATTTAATGCTTTTCTGTATTCTTCATTTTTCTCTCTTAACGTTGCAACTTCTGATTCTGAGGATTCAACTTTTACTCCGTTTTTACCATAAACATAATTTCTGTTGTTAGTAATTCCTTTTCTAAGTCCTCTTCCTTCTTTTGAACCCATTCCATAAGTTCTAGCAGCTTCTTTGGTTTCTCTTTTTTCAAAACCTGCGTCATCTCTACGAGCCTTAGTAGTTTTAAGATCTTTTGAAGCAATTTTACCATGTTTCATTGCCAATCTTTCATCCTCTTTGTCTTTGTATCCTTGACCTTCTTTTGTTTCTGCCTTAACAACTTTGGATTTTGATTCCATATTTTCACCTTTCTTGTATTCGAATTTTGGTTTACCAGTACCAACTGATTTTGGTCCTTCTTTCTTCTTCTCATCGAATCCGCCTTTCGCTTTATCTTTGTAAGTGAATTTAGGTCCAGATCCAATTCCAACACCTTTAGGTTTTACTGTCGATTTTGCCTCTCTAACAGCTCTTCTATGGTTGTAAGATTCGTCCAAATCTTCTTCGTCGTCTTCTTCTTCCATCATGTCTTCGTCTTCTTCCATCATCTCGTCATCTCCTTCGTACATTTCTTCTTCTTCGTCGAATTCAATTTCATACATAACTTCTTCTTCTTGGTCCATGTCAAAATCTTCAACATCTCCGTCTTTTGAGAAAATAGCATTGATTACATCTTCTGTATCAACATCCATTTCATCGATTTCATCTACGTGCATAGTTTCATCTAATTCTTCCTCTTCCTCGGACTCACCAAGCTTAACTAAATATTCTGAGTCAGTGTCGCTATCGGTTAAATGAATATCTTCACCATCTTTTTTAACGATGATTCCATCTTCTTCACCCATAGCTTTGAATACCTTAAGAATTTCTTCGTCTGAAGCATCAGTCAAATCTATTGGACTTTCTTCTGAATCCATATCCATGTCCATATCAAATTCCATGTCCATTTCCATATCATCATCATTATCAACAGGCATATCGGTATCGATATCTGTATCTAATTCAATCTCATCTTCCATATCTTGCTCTGACAGAGATTCTTTTACTAATTGGTTGATTTCTTCCTTCATAGTAGAAGCAAGTATTCCTTTTGCATTCTGGGAGATTGCTTGTTCAACATTTCTCATTTGAATTAACGCCTCCTGTACTAAGTTTTTATTTTCTTTCATAGAAAAAAATTGTTTAATTTATCATATAAATAGTGCCAAAACTAAAAAAATCCATTTTACAATACCCACAAAATAAAAAAAGTGGTCAATCGACCACTTTGTTTGTTTCAGTTTGATTATTAATTACTCGATTACTTCGTCGATTTTACTTTCAGATACTGCAGTGATTCTCCAATCATGAGTGAATCCTTCGTATTTTTTAGTCACTTTAGCTTCCACATCTGTGACAGAGTAACCTTTAACCAGTTTCTCTTCTCTAACTTTTTTAATCTTACCTGTGTTTTCATCAGGGAAATCATACTGAATTTTTGCTACAAAATATTTTTCGTCCATAATTTTATTTTCCTAAAAAATCGTCTAATTTTCTCATTAAGTCAACCGACTTTTCAACATAGTCGTTATTTTGTTTAGATTTTATTTCTTCCTCTAAATTTTCTTCATACTTACTTCTTTCGTCAGGGTTAGAAAATAAATAAGCACCTGGTGTTGATGGAGAAGATACCAAGTCAAAACATATCAGTTCAAAATCATCTTGTACTTCATTTCTTTCGCCAACCTTCTTAAGTGAACCAACACCTCTTGATGAAATACCTAATGTTACTCCTTGTCTCATTAAGTTTGCTGCTTGGTCTCCTTTAGTTGAAACTATGCCTCTTTCATGAAACCCTGGAGATGTCAATAATTTGAGTTTTCCCATTAGTATATTTTTATCCCACCATATGTCTGTGATGATGTGAGATACTCTGTCTAAGTCAATTAATGACGACTCAGGGTGGTTTAATTCTGATGTGGATAAACCCTTAGAAATTGCTTGCTTATATCTTTCAGATTCTCTTTTCAAAATCCTTTCAGGATACGTTCTACCATTTCTATTTGGTGTGTCGTATTTTTGAAGAACTGCATAAAATTCAAATGGATTTCTATAATCTAAATTGGCTGCTTCTTTCAAAACGTCAATATTTTGAGTATCTTTCGGAGAAACCCAACCTGCGTCCATTTCAATCAATATACCATGACCAAGCTCGCTTGCTTCTAAAATTCTTAAATTTTTCATCTAATCTTTTAAGATAAATATACGGATTTGAATTGTTTGTCAGTTTTCGTCTTTTTTTGAAATTGAAAATTCAAAGTATTTGTTTTGAACTACGTTATTTTTGTAGATGGATTTAACTATAGTTTTTATAGATTCTTTTATTTCATCGCATTTGAAATCCATATCACGTAGGGTATATAGATTGATTTCCAAATTGAAAAATGATTTTTTCCCTTTTGATATCCCACTTGTCCGAAGGTCTAAATCAACAATATTTTTTTCTTGAAATATTTTACAATTTATTGATTCAAAAACGGAATTTTTTATTTCTCGTCCCAAACCTGAGACAACTCGGTTCCAATTATCTAACTCTTCTTTTGGTGTAACCCATGATTGAATATTTATGTAAACTGATTTTAAGTTTTTGGAATCTACTGTCCCATACTGTGACTTTATGGGATTGAACAGGTTAAGTTTGACACTTTTTCCTTTTTTCATTAATAATGATATTATGTATGTTTATTAATGAAATTATATACATAATATGTATGATTGTCAAAATTTTTTTATATTTGTAGATATTTCTAATATATGATAATAATAAAAATAACACAGGGTAATCCTCTTGAGAAGGCTCTCAAGACCCTAAAGTCAAAAGTAATTAAAACAAAACAAAATCAAATTCTATTTGATAGAAAGCACTATACAAAAAAATCTGTACTTAGAAGATCACAGATTCTGAAGGCAAAATATATTCAAGGACTCAAAGACCAATCAAATTGATTCTTCCAAATTTTTTAACTTTAAAAAGTTTAATTGGTCAAATTTTTCAGATTTAATTTTGTCAATCGTTTCTAAAATTTTTGTTTTGATATCCTGTGAATCCTCATTTTCTTGAAGTGTGGTTAATTTGGATATCGTACTTTCTCTTAAGGTTTCAAATTTTGTTTCCAAAATTTTGGTATCTTCAGAAACTATTTGGAAAAATTCTTTTTTGGAATTTTCATCCAAATTAAGTATGTAATTATTAACGGTTTGATTCGCAACCGCAACCATAGAGCTAATCGGAATATTTATATTTTCTTTAATAGATTCTTTTGTAGACATAATAACTTTCAAAATATTTTTCTTCGCATTAACTCTTTCGAGTAAATCTACTCCTTGGGTATAAACTAAGGTGTCAATATCGGAATAATTATTTTCAGTTTTTTCGGAAAGTGTGATTGGAAGTTTAATACTTGACAAAACTTTGTTTAATAAATTAATCCCTTCTTCAATAAAATATTTTGCATCCTGATCACTTAACCCTTGAGGTGAGCTCAGTTGGTCATATATTGCGTATGCTTTAGACATAGCTTTATTACTCAAAACGTTGTGTTTGAATTCTCGCAAAGTCTTCTTGAATTCTAATTCATTTTTGTAGGATTCTAAGAGATTTTTTTCAATTAGGGATTTTACTATTCCGAAGGTCATGGTGTCTTTTTCAAATAAATATTATGAATTTAATAACTTATCTAACTCTTTTGAAATTTCTCCCAAAGAATCTTGTGCCTGACCCAAATTTATTACCTGTGAACCTTCGATTAAATTATTTTCCACTAAAATATTGAGGTCTTTTTTCCTTGATTCCGGTGTTACTTCAGATGGTGGAGCTTCTTCAGCTCCTCCTGCCGGTGGTAATTCAGGTTCTCCACCAGGAATCTCACCACCATCAAATGATGGCGGCGATCCTAATACTTCTCCTCCATCCATAGTTGTTTCCGCTCCTGCAGTTGGAGTTGATCCTGTTTGACTTCCATACAATTTGTCGATATTATCAAACAAACCTGTTTTGGTTATCACAGTTGGAGTTGCTTTAAGTTCTTCGCCAACAGCTCTTTCAATTCTTTGTTGTTGTAGGTCTAAACGAACTTCGTCATCAGACCATCCAAATATGTGTTTCTTAGCCCATGTAGATGAAGTCGCCTGTATTCCATTTCCTGGATCAGAAACCAAATCCTTGTATAATAATACTTTTTCTTTCCAAACATCAATCTTCAATAAATCAGCTTGGGTTGATGGATTTGTTAATCCAATAGTAAAGTTTGATAATTCATCCTCAAATCCCAATAAGAATAAATGTACAATAGCGATTTTGTTAAGTTCTGCTATCATACTTTTTTGGATTCTATTAATTGTACGAGCGAATCTAATATCTTGTAATGCCAAGTTTTTACCATCACCAACAACTTCTTCAAATCCTAAGAATGCTTTGGGTACTCGTAATGCAGTTAATAATTTCTTTTGAATATATTCAATATCGGCAATTTCGGATAAGTTAGTAGCACCAGGTAAAGTTGTGATTGGATCTGGTGCCGCTGGATCACGAACTGGTATAAAATAATCTTGATCGACAGCCATTTGATTAAATCTCATGTCCACGTTACCAGTCTTACTATCAACTATTTGTTCTCTTTTGAATTTGTTTGCAACACGTTGTACATACGCTTCAACATCATCATCATTCATATTACCAACGAATACTTTGAACATCCTTCTTTCAG